TGGTAAAGTTTTAAAAGCTGGTGCTACTATTGGTACAGGAATGTTTGAACCTAGTATCGAAGAATTAGCTGATGAGGCTGGAATGTTAAAAGAAGGTTTAACTCCAGACCCTACTATCATGGAAATATCTCCAGCACAAAGAGCTGCGAGAAGAATGGAAAAATTAGTACATGACCAAATTGATGAATCTAATGGTTCATCAGAAATAAGAAATGCACTATTAGAAGCTGCTTTATTAGGTACAGGTATAGTTAAAGGTCCTTTTAATTTTAATAAAAAGTTAAATAAATGGGGCATGAATGAAGAAGGAGAAAGAGAATATAATCCTCTTGAAGTTAGAGTACCAAGAATAGAATTTGTTAGTTGTTGGGATTTTTATCCAGACCCTGCAGCTACTAACATAGAAGAGTGTGAATATGTAATACATAGACACAAAATGAATCGTAGTCAACTTAGACAGCTTAGACATATGCCTTACTTTGATAAAGATTCAATTAGAGCATGTTTACAACAAGGACCAAATTACGAAGAGAAAGATTTTGAAAGTCAATTAAAAGACGATAGTAGACAAGAAGATTATGCACCTAACTTTGAAGTTCTTGAATACTGGGGTATTATGGATGCCGAGTATGCCAGAGAAGTTGGTATTGAACTTCCTGAATCAATAGACGATTTAGATGAAGTACAAATTAATGCATGGATATGTGGTGATAAATTACTAAGAGCAGTAATAAATCCATTTACACCTTATCGTATTCCTTACAATGCATTTCCATACGAAAGAAATCCATATAATTTTTTTGGTATTGGAGTTGCAGAAAATATGGATGATTCGCAACAAATTATGAATGGTCATGCAAGAATGGCTATTGATAATTTAGCAATGGCAGGTTCGTTAGTATTTGATGTTGATGAATCGGCTTTAATCGGTGGTCAGAATATGGAAATCTACCCCGGAAAAATATTTAGGAGACAAGCTGGGATGCCCGGACAATCCATCTACGGATTAAAATTCCCCAACACTGCACCTGAAAACATGATGATGTTTGATAGGTTCAGGCAACTTGCTGACGAGCAAACTGGGCTTCCCAGCTACTCTCATGGACAAACTGGAGTGCAAAGTATGACAAGAACTGCTTCTGGTATGTCAATGTTATTAGGGGCTGCTAGTTTAAATATTAAAACAGTTATTAAAAATCTTGATGACTTTTTATTAAAACCACTAGGAGAAGCATACTTCCAATGGAATATGCAATTCTTTGAAGGTAATTTAGACGTTGTTGGTGATTTAGAAGTTAAAGCAACTGGTACAAATAGTTTGATGCAAAAAGAAGTTAGAAGTCAAAGACTAACTATGTTCTTACAAACTGCACAAAATCCAACTATTGCACCATTTGTTAAAATTTCTAAATTAGTTAGTGAACTTGCCTATAGCTTAGACTTAGACCCTGATGAAATATTAAATGACCCAGAGGAAGCAGCTATGATGGCACAAATTATAGGAATGCAAAATGCTGGACAAAACACAGGCGAAGAAACTCAACCCGGTGGTGAACAACTCGCAGGTATGGGAGGTGCTGGTGGAGTACCTGAAGGACCGCAAGAACTTGGAACTACAGGCACTGGTGGTGGCAACATCGGAACAGGAAATGTACCGAATCCAGGGGAAGATTCATTCTCTGGCACAGTTAGAGGAGCTGCCCCAGAAGGTGAAGGAAGCCTTAACTAGAATAGAGGATTAATATGAAAGATGAAAAAAAATTAGTTGGCGACCAAACTAAATTAGATGCTAATAAAGATGGTGAAATAACTGCCAGTGATTTTGAAGCTCTTAGAGAAAGAACCCAAAAACAAATGGGTGGTATGATGGAAGGTCAACCTTTACCAACTGAAGAAGAACAAATGCAATCTTTAATGGGTGAAAAAACTTACTCAGAAGAAATGCAAGAAGAATTAGAACCTCTTCCAGAAAAACCTGAAATGAACTCAGATGAAGAAATGGAAGATAGTTATTTAGATTTTATAATAAATGAAGCATTGTCAGATGAAGAAGAAGCAATGCTTATGAATGAATTACAAAACAATCCACAACTTAGTATGTTATTTGATAAAGTTATGGATGTTGCAATAGAATTTTCAGGCTCTGGTCCTGTTGAAGGACCGGGCTCGGAAGTCTCTGATTCGATACCTGCAAGGTTATCGGATGGAGAATTTGTCTTTACTGCTAAAGCAGTGGATGTTATCGGAGCAGACAATTTAATGTCTATGATGAAACAAGCTGAAGCTAAAGCAGATGAAAGACAACCAGCTCAAGAAGGTGGGCTAATGGAAGAAGATGAATATACTATGCCTGTTGAAGAAAAACCAACAGAACAAGTTATTCGTGTTACCAAAGAAACTGTCGGCTCTCAAGCAACAATGCAAGAAGAAGACGATTTAGTTGGAGACGAACTTAAAAAATCTATGCTTTCTAATAGACCATACGTAAGGAGCTAAAAGGGATAAAGCTACCCTAATATTAGGCACTTTATCAAAACAACAACCGAAAGGCGACCTTTACAAGACAAGCCCTGCAGTGCACAAGCAGCTACCTTGTTAAACGAAGCCCTTAGTAGGAGGATAGAAAATGACTAAACAAGTCGAAAAAGAGGAACAAGCCAATCCTTATAATTTAAAAAAATCTTGGCATACTGGTGAAGACAAACCTTTTGAATCAGCTGAAGGAATGTTTTTTGAAAAGCCATCAAATGAATTTGACGAAAGTGATGACATTGAAATGGCAAAACAGGAAGAAGTAGCAGAAGAAAAATCTGCTCCTTATAAAAAACCTGATTACAAAAAACGTTACGATGATTTAAAAAAACATTATGATAGTAAACTTAATGAATTTAAGTCTAGGGAAGAAGAGTTATTAAAACAGGCAATACCTGAATATAAAGCTCCAAAGACCGAAGAAGAACTTGAAGAATTTAAAAAACAATATCCTGATGTGTTTGAAGTTGTTGAAACTGTAGCACACTTACAAAGTGAATCTAAGGCAAAAGTTCTAGAAGAACGTCTTAGTCAACTCCAAGAACGTGAAGCTCAGATGAGACAAGAACAAGCAGAAAAAAGGTTAAGAGAAAGACATCCTGATTTTGACGATGTTAGAAACAGTGATGATTTTCATGGGTGGGCAAAAGAGCAACCTGATTCTATCCAGCAATGGATATATGACAATGCTAATGATGCTGACCTAGCTAGTAGAGCTATAGATTTATTTAAAAAAGATATAGGCATGGATGTTCCTGCTAAGAAAACTAAGTCATCTTCTAAACAGAAAAAATCTGCTGCTGATATGGTTTCCACTAAAACAACTAGTGTTGAACCTAATCAGGAAAAGGTTTGGTCTGAAAGGGAGATTGCTGCTATGAGCATGGCTGAATTTGATAAATACGAAAGTGAAATCAGTGAAGCAATGCAACAAGGCAGAATCATTAAATAAACTATAAAACACAGGAGAATATCCCATGGCTCAATTTTTTGAACCCTCAACGGATACTAATGCAAACTTTGCAAACTCCGTAAGTGGACAAGCTAATAGTTTTTTCCTACCTTCGATTTATTCTAAAAAGGTTTTAAACTTTTTCAGAAAAGCATCGGTAGTTGAAGCTATTACTAACACCGACTATGCTGGTGAAATTTCTGCTTTCGGAGATTCTGTAAAGATTATCAAAGAGCCAGTAATTTCTGTATCTGCGTATACTAGAAATACTGACACATCACAAACTATGTTAACTGACCAAGAACTTAACTTGGTTGTTGACCAAGCTAACGCTTTTAAGTTTATCGTTGATGACATTGAAACTAATATGTCTCACGTTAACTTTAAAGAAGTTGCTACATCATCTGCTGCTTACTCATTGAAAGATGCATATGATGCTGCTGTATTAGCTGAAATGTTTGCTGGTATTTCAACATCTTCTCCAGACCACGTTATAGGTTCTGACAGTTCTACTGCTGATTCTACAATGACTCACGCAAGTAACTCTGTTGACCTACTTGGTTCTGATGGAACTGGTGTTGATGCACTAGACTTAATGGCTAGAATGGCTAGATTGTTAGACGACCAATCTGTACCTGAAGAAGGTAGATGGTTCGTTGCACCACCTTCGTTCTACGAAGAGTTATCACAGTCTGGTTCTAAGTTATTGTCTGTTGACTTTAACGCTGGTCAAGGCTCAATCAGAAATGGTTTAGTATCAACTGGAAAACTACGTGGATTTGACATGTACAAGTCTAACAATATCGCTGCGACTTCCAACGCAAGTGGTAAAGTTATGGCTGGTCATATCAGTTCTACTGCTACTGCACAAACTATTCTTTCAACTGAAGTGTTGAGAGACCCAACTTCGTTTGGTGACATAGTTCGTGGATTGCACGTATACGGAGCAAATGTCCTAAGAGACGATGCTTTAGTATCTGCATTCTATGTAGTTGACTAATAATAATTGGGGGAGTCTTCGGACTCCTCCTTTTATATAAACATAAATAATAATGGCAACAACGTATTTAGAATTATCAAATGAAATTTTACGAGAGTTAAATGAAATACCTTTAACCTCATCAAACTTTGCAACTGCTACAGGCTTTCAACAATTTGTCAAAGACTCAATTAATAAATCTATTTTTGATATAGCTAATGAAGAACCTGAATTACCGTTCTTTTCAGCAGGACTAAGTGGTGCTACTGACCCGTTTTATGGTAATACTACTGTTGCTTCAGTAATTGGACAAAGATGGTATACCTTAAAAGCTGGTAGTTCTAGTTTGATTACTGATTTTTCTAAAGTTGATTGGGATGATTTTTTTATTACCACTGTAAATGTTAGTGGGGAAACAGCTCCG